GTTAAAACGGTAGCTGAGGCACAAGCGATTGTTGATGCAGAGGTTCAAGCAGCACAAGCTGCGTGGGACGCTTTACCTGATGCTGAAAAAGCACCAGCAGTAGAGATGAACACAAGACCTACTGACATAACATTAGAGGAATAAATTTAAAATGGCTGAGTACAAAGGCATTCATGGCACGAAGGTGCAAGACTATACTACGGATCCTGATAATCCTATAACGGGACAGGTGTGGTATAATGAAACTGCAAATACTTTAAAAGTTGAATCTGTAAGTACAGCAGGTGCATGGGCAACGGGTGGTAGTTTGAATACTGCTAGACAATATTTAACAAATGCAGGAACTCAAACAGCAGCTTTAGGTTTTGGAGGTGAAAGTATACCTTCCCCTAATGTAGCATTAACAGAATCTTATAATGGCTCAACTTGGACAGAAGTAAACGATTTAAATACTTCAAGAGAAAAATTAGCAGGTGCAGGAACAAGCACAGCAGCTTTAGGTTTTGGTGGTTATTTGAATACAGCAGTTACAGAGTCTTGGAACGGCACATCTTGGACGGAAGTAAACGATTTAAATACTGCAAGAGGAGTATTTGCAGGAAATGGTACTCAAACATCTGCATTAGCTTATGGTGGTTATCCTACATTTGCATTAACAGAAAGTTGGAACGGAACTTCTTGGACAGAAGTTGCTGACTTAAATACAGTTAGATATAATTTGGGTGGTATAGGAGCAGATAACACTTCTGCATTAGCTTTTGGAGGTGGAGATCCTATTAAAGCAAATACTGAAACTTGGAACGGATCAAGTTGGACAGAAGTTAATGACTTAAATACTGGTAGAAAAGAACTTTCAGGAGCAGGAGTTCAAACATCTGGATTAGCTTTTGGTGGTTCTTCAGGTGCTCCAGTAGCTGCAACTATTACAGGTGCAACAGAAGAATGGAATGGTGTAAGTTGGACAGAAACAACTGATTTAGCTACTGCAAGATCAGGTTTAGCAGGAACAGGTACAACCTCTGCTGCATTAGCTTTTGGTGGAAAAACTGGAACAAATACAGCAGCAACAGAAGAATGGTTAGGTGCAGGTGCACCTGTAATTAGAACAATAACAACAGATTAATTATGACAACATACAAAGAAATATTTGGCACAAACATTGAAGTACTAGCTTCCGATCCCTCAAATCCAGTTGAAGGACAAGTTTGGTATAATACAACTGATAATGTGGTTAAAGGAAGTGCTGTAACAACAGCAGGAGCTTGGGTTACGGGGGGAGCTTTAAATCAAGCAAGAGAGGGAGCAGCATCAACTGGAACAACAAAATCAGCAGCTTTATTTGCCGGAGGAAGAATAGGTCCTGCAGGAGCACCTCCAGGAATATCTGCAAATACAGAATTATATAATGGTACTTCTTGGACAGAAGTAAATAATTTAATTTCAGGAAGATGGCAAACGACAGGTTTAGGAAGTCAAACAGCTGCACTAGCCTTTGGGGGTCAGGTAGCTCCAGTTCCATCTGGATCACCCACAGTAAACACAGAATCATGGAATGGTACAAGTTGGACTGAAGTTAATAACTTAACCGCAGCCAAATCTCAACAAGCAGGTATAGGTACACAAACATCTGGATTAGGTGTTGGAGGTAACACAGGTTCTATAACAGGACAAACAGAATCTTGGAATGGAACAAGTTGGACAGAGGTTAATGATTTAAACACTGCAAGACAAGGTTTAGGTGGTGCTGGAATTGATAACACATCTGGTTTAGTTTTTGGTGGACAAGATCCTTCAGGTGCAATAGCTGTAACAGAATCTTGGAACGGAACAAGTTGGACAGAAGTAGCAGATTTAAACGCAGCTAGAAGATACATTGGAGGTACTGGAACACAAACTTCTGCTCTAGGTTTTGGAGGACGTCCTGAAGGTCCTTCTGGATCTTTAACAGAAAGTTGGAATGGTACAAGTTGGACTGAAGATGGAGATTTATCAAATGCTAGATTTGCAATGGGTAGTGCAGGAAGTAGTAATACGAATGCTTTAGCTTTTGGTGGAGATACAGAACCGAGAGCTTTTACTACTGCAACAGAAGCATGGACAGGAGCAGGTGCTGTATTAATACAAACATTTACAGATAGTTAAGACTTGCAATAATTTTTAAATAATCTATAAAACCTTTAAACATAACGGAGACAGAGTGACTGATAAAAAAGACGTAAAAGATTTAATTCAACAAGAAGAACCTCACTTAAATAATCTATTAGAACAAAATGATCTTACTGATTTTAAAGGTATGGTTGATGAACTTAGAGACACTTGGAGTAAAAAACAAATGTTTCGAACAGAAACTGAAGCTAGATTTTCTGTACTTCAAGATAATAGATATCCAACTAAAGCTGCAAAATATTGGCAGTGTGTTAGAGAACAAGCAAGTTACTTAGATAATTTAATGACACTATCATTTGATTACAGAAGAAACGAAGCAAAGATTAAATGGTTAGAAAAAAAAACTGAATCTGAACAAGACGAATACAAATTAACTAAGTATCAAATTGATTTAGATGAAGCTAAATTTGGTAAAGCTTCTATGGAGAAAACGGCTAAACATAGAATGAGAGAAATTAAAATGTGGTCTAATTTAAAAGTTGAATTTAATGATGGATCTTTTAATGACAAAGATGTTAATCAACATCAATTAGAATCTTATGGTATGCAATATCATGAGAAAGCAAAATCTTTAAATGCAAGTTCATCAGAAGCTGAAGTGTTTAACATTATGGGACAACTGCAATCATTACAAAGAATTAAAAAATCAGGTGAATTAGAAAACAATACAGAAAAGAAAGAACAAATTACTCAAGATGGGAACATCAAATCTTAATTTTGACTTCGTATTTTTAGGTCAATCAATACTAAAGTATCAAGTACCATTAGATATTTTTAGTGCTATTAATCAAATTTACGAACAGAACTTTCATAACCTTGCACCCGCTAATAAACAGTTAGTAGGTAAGATAGAGAATGAACACTCTTTATTTTATAATGGTCAAGATCAATCCAAGATGAAGAATCACAATATATTACCAAGAAATGTAACTGATTATTTTATGACTGTATTTAAACACTATTTAGCATTTAATAAAATTAAAGAATATGATACTCATTTAAATTCTATTTGGGTTAATGAAATGAAACAACATGAATACAATCCTGCACACATTCATAGAGGTATGTTATTTACAGGTTTATCAAGTGTTATGATTTTAAAAATGCCATCAACTTTTGGTAAAGAATATTCTAATGATGCCATACCACAAAATGGTAGATTACAAATACTAGGTGCAAGTAATGGTCAGTTTGCAAAAATAGATTATCAACCACCCATGGACCTTAGAGATTTTTATGTGTTTCCTTATGATATGAGACACTGTGTGTATCCATTTAATGGGACTAATGAGACAAGACGAACACTAGCTGCAAACTGTGATGTACAGTTTGATCCAATTAAAAATAGAGGAGCAACATGATAACTGAGCCACGTTGGAAATCGTTTATAGTAGAAACTACTCAGCCAATTTTTACACCCGAACAATGTAAAATGATTATTGCAGCTGGACGTGCTGAGCCTAAACAAGATGCTGCAGTTGGAAATAAAGAAGGCATTAAAGGTGGTGTGTTAGATACTAAAACTAGAACTTCACATATTAGTTGGATACCTTTTAAAAAAATGGGTGACATGTACAAAGACATTGAGCGTATAATGAAGACTACTAATGGTAATCATTTTGGTTTTGATGGAATGACTATAACTGAAATGGCACAATACACAGAATATCCAGAAGGTGGATTTTATGATTGGCATGTAGATAATGATGTAAACATGAAGCATGAACCTCCTGTTAGAAAAATATCTATGACTTGTCTACTTTCTCCTGAATCAGAGTTTGAAGGAGGTGATTTAGAATTAATGAAAGAAGGTAAGATTGCTAAACTTAAACAAGGACAAGCTATATTTTTTGCATCTTTTATAAGACACAGAGTTGCCCCTGTAATACGAGGTAATAGAAAATCACTTGTTATGTGGTTTGGAGGTACACCATTTAAATAATGTTTAGAGAATTACATTTTCCAACACCAATCTATATTGCAGATATAGAACACCCAACTCTTAATCAAGAACTTGAGAGAGATATAGTAGCTTGGTCTAAAAAAGATAAAGGTATAACAAGAACTAATGTGCAAGGTTGGCATTCACATACAACTATGCAAGATATGCCTGAGTATCAAAAACTAGTTAGTATGCTATATGAATGTCAGAAAACTATTTATGATCAAGAACATTTAGATAGTGAACCTGTACTTGGTAATATGTGGGCTAATATAAATCCACCAGGTGGAATGAATAGAGCACATCAACATGCAAACTCATTGTGGTCTGGTGTATATTATATCAAAGCACCTAAAAATTCTGGACATTTAAAGATAGATGATCCTAGATCTGTTGCCTCAATGACCAGGCCTAGACAAAAAGAAGGAGAAAAACCACCAAGATTATTTAGAGAAACACATTATGAACCAATTGCTGGAAGATGTATTATGTTTCCTGGTTGGTTAATGCATTGTGTTGATCCCAATCAATCTAATGATATAAGAATATCGGTGTCTTTTAATTTTTTACAAAAAGGTATGTTTGTATGATGATACATAAAGACCAAATTGTATTCAGAGAAAAACATCTTCAAACAGAAGAAGGTAGAATGCGTCAAACAAGAAATCAAAGATGGAAAAAATTAAAAATAGATATAGAAAAAAATGGTATAATTAATCCTTTAATTTGTACTGAAAAAGATGGTAAGTATAGACTTTGTATGGGTATGAGAAGATTTATTGCAGGTTGTTTATTAGGCATAGAAAATTATAAAATAGAAATAGTTCCTGATGAAGAAGTAGATACATTAATAAATGCTACAAGTAAATATCAAAAAAAACATGAAAATGGAACAGATATATCACTATGACATTTAATAAATATCAAGTAATCAAAGGTGCGGTTAGCTATGAGTTAGCTAATTTTATATTTAACTATTTCTTACTTAAACGAGATGCAGTTAAGTATATGTACGAAAATAACATAACCTATGACAATGGTATGTTTGGTACATGGACAGATGCACAGATCCCCAATACTTACTCTCATTATGCAGATCCTGTAATGGAGACTTTATTAATGAAAGTATTACCAGTCATGGCTTCTGAGACAGGATTAGATTTAATCCCTACTTATTCATACGCAAGAATTTATAAGAACGGAGATACTTTACATAGACACAAAGACAGACCAAGCTGTGAAATATCTACGACAATAAACTTGGGTGGTGAGCCATGGCCTATATTCATTGATGGAACAGGTGCTAATAATGTAGTCAATGAAAAACAAAATTTAGTTAAACCAGACGCTCCTGCAGGCACTAAGGTCTTGCTTGAAGTAGGTGATATGCTAGTATATAGTGGTTGTGAACTTGAACATTGGCGAGAGCCTTTTGAAGGTAACATATGCGGTCAAGTATTTTTACATTATAATCATGTAAATGGCCCATTTGCTGAGAAAAACAAATTCGATGGAAGACCTATGTTAGGCCTACCTGCATTTGTAAAATAGCAAGTTCTATACTACTACTAACTTTTGTTGTAAAATAAGATTATGCCTTTAACAAATGTACAAATAGCACCAGGATTTAATAAACAAGTAACAGAAACAGGCGCAGAAGGTCAATGGACTGATGGCGATTTTGTTAGATTTAGATACGGACTACCTGAAAAAATAGGAGGTTGGCAGCAGCTGACAACAAACACTTTAGCAGGAGTTGTAAGAGAACAAATTGTTTGGGCAGATTTAGATGGTAGACGTTACGTTGCTTTAGGTACTAATAAAGTATTAGCTATTTATTATGAAGGTTCTTTCTATGATATTACTCCATTAGCTGCGGTAATTACCGGAGCAACTTTTACTACCGTAAGTGGTTCACCAACAATCACGGTTAATAAAATAGCACATGGATTAGCAGAAGGCGATTATTTTACTTTTACTTCAGTAACCCCACCAGTTGGTGCTGGTTATGTTGGTTCAGATTTTACTACAAATAGTTTTGAAGTTGTAGGTGTTCCTAGCTCAGATACTTTTACAATTACAATGGCAGCTAATGCAGCAACTACTGTTGCTACAAGTGGATCAGCTAGTCTTAATCCTTATATTCGTTTTGGTCCATTAAACCAATCTGCAGGTTTTGGTTGGGGTACCTCTGGGTGGGGAGGAGCTTCTGGAATTGTAACAGTATTAAATGGTGCATTGTTAGATGACACTGCAGGTACGGGTGGTGCTGGAACAAGTATAACTGTTATCTCAACAACAGGATTTCCAACAACAGGCACAGTATTAATAGGAGCAGAATATATTTCTTACACAGGAATAACAACGACTAGTTTAACTGGAATTACAAGAGATGTTGGGGGCACAAGATCAGCGCATTCTAGTGGTGCTTCTGTGGAAGCTGTTACAGGTTGGGGTTCAGCTTCATTATCGTCAAGTGTATCTTTAGAACCTGCTTCTTGGTCTTTAGATCATTTTGGAGAAAAATTAGTAGCTACAGCTAAAAATGGACAAACTTTTGAATGGGACCCTATTCATGCAGACCCTTTAGCTCTAACAACAAGAGCAAATACAATATCAGGGGCACCTACAGCATCAATTATGTCAATAGTATCTGAAAGAGATAGACACCTAATTGTATTAGGAACCGAAACAACTATAGGATCTCCTTCAACAAAAGACCCGATGTTTATTAGATTTAGTGATCAAGAAAACTTATCTGATTATACTCCTACTTCAGTTAATACTGCAGGTACCTTTAGATTAGATAGTGGTACTACAATTGTTGGAGCTGCAAAAGCTAAAGATTATATTTTAATAGTAACGGATACTTCTGCATACGTGATGCAGTTTGTTGGACCTCCGTTTACTTTTTCAATAAGACAAGTTGGAAGCAACTGTGGATTGATTGGCCAGCATGCAATTAAATATGCTAATGGTAGAGTATGGTGGATGGGTCAAGCAGGTGGTTTTTTTGTTTACGATGGTACGGTTAAATCAGTTCCTTGTTTAGTAGAAGATTTTGTCTTTACAAACAAAGGAGATAATTTAGGATTAAACTATAATAATGGAGAACAGATTTATGCAGGTTTAAATCATTTGTATGACGAAGTTAGTTGGTTCTATCCTAAAAGTACATCAACTGCTATTGATAGGACTGTGACTTATAACTATGTAGAAAATACTTGGACAACAGGATCTTTATCAAGAACGTCTTGGCAGGATTCAACTTTATATTCTAACCCATACGCAACAGAGTTTAATGGAACAGCGATACCAACTTTTCCTACAATTCAAGGAATAACCAACATCAATGGAGCTTCAACTTATTACGCTCACGAAGTAGGCAACAATGAAGTGGATGCTGTAGGTAATAAAACAGCTATTGAAGCATTTATACAATCTGGAGATTTTGATTTAGGGGAAGGTCAGAATTTTATGAGTATGAGAAGATTTGTACCTGATTTTAAATTACTTACAGGTAATGCAGAGATTACTATTAATTTAAGAAGATACCCAAATGACGCTTCAACATCGTCGCCTCTCGGCCCTTTCACTGTAACAAGCTCTACAGATAAAGTGGACACTCGTGCAAGATCTAGATTTGCTAGTGTAAAAATTGCTAATACATCTACTGATCAGAATTGGAGATATGGTACTTTTAGAGCAGATATTCAACCTGATGGAATGAGATAATGGCAAGAGTAGATATAATAATACCAGAACCAACACCACAGTATACTGAAGAAAATCAAAGACAAGTGGCTCAGTCTTTACAAACTTTAAAAGATAAGTTAAATACTTCCTATCAAGAAGAAATTAAAAATGAACAAAACACCTTTAATTATTTTATGTCATGACAATTAGATATAAAAGCGAAACATTTGATTTAACTACGACTAATATTACGACAGTTTTAACTTGTCCTGCAGATGGAACTATTATTGTTAAAAATGTACAAGCAGTTCACGATACTGCAAGTGGTGTAGATACAGATTTATTTATAACAAAATCAGGAGCTTCCCGTGTTCAAATAGGACATGTTTCTTTAAACAAGTCTACCGACAATTTAATTAAAGAATCTCTAAACTTAGAAGCAAGTGATGTCCTTGAAATGCAAGCAGCTACAGCTAACGAAATTACAGGTGCTGTAAGTTATGCCTTAATAGATAGGTCACAGGAAAATGGCTAGAAAATTTAAAGACTATCACGAAAGAGATAAGCCTAAAAAAAGAGGTCCTCGAAAACATAAGAAGTCTTTATCTAAAAGTGAGAAGAGACAGAAAAGACTAAAACGTTATAAAGGCCAAGGAAAAGGCTAGACAAAAACTGTAAATAAAGGTATAAAAAAATATGGCTGATTTAATTAAAATACCCGCAGAAGCAAAAGAAATTATTAAACACAAAAGAACAGGCAAAGTATATGCTAGTAAAACTGATTTTGATAACGATGTTGCTGATGCCAACACTGACACTACTGTGGATGACTTTAGACAAGACCTTGAAATTAAAGTTACTAAGGTTTCTATGGGAGCGTTAACTAAAAAATAATGCAACCCCGTGGTGCCACTGAGCTACAAATGGAAATGCTTCACAAGCATGTTTCAAAAGAGCTACTAGATCAAGTACAGATATGTACTTCTATTCCTGGTAAGGTTCCAATTGATCCTAATAAAATAAATATACTTTGGCAAAAGAATTCTTGGGATCAACCAAACCTAAAAACATTCTTTTCAGATAAATCAAGACATAGTGAATATGATTGGTATGTATTCAATAGTCATTGGAATTATGAAAAATTTAGATATTTTTTTGATATACCAACTGAAAGATCTGTAGTTATTAAAAATGGTATAGATAAATTTCCTAAAAGAAAAATATATAAAAAAGGCGATCCTATAAAATTAATACATCATTGTACTCCTTGGAGAGGATTAAATGTTTTATTACGTGCAATGCAAGAAATTAAAAATCCTAATATTATATTAGATGTCTATAGCTCAACGCAAGTCTATGGCGATAACTTTAAAAAAAATAATGACGATCAATTTAAACCTTTGTATGAACAAGCTAAAAAATTACCAAATGTAAATTATATTGGTTATAAACCAAATGAGTATATTAGAAAGAAGATGCCTAATTATGACATGTTTGTTTATCCAAGTGTGTTTGAAGAAACTTCATGTGCATCAGCATTAGAAGCTTTAGCATCTGGAGTTCATGTGGTAACAAATAATTTTGGAGCTCTATATGAAACATGTGCAGAATGGCCGGTATACGTTAATTATTCTATTAATTACGAAATTATGGCTAGAGATACAGCAGCAGCTATTGAAGTTGCAGCAAGTTATCTACATGAAGATTTTATACAAAATCATTTAGAGGAACAACAAAAGTTTTATAAAAGATTTTATAATTGGGAAAAAAAAGGAATGGAATGGTCTAGTTTTTTGAAAGGAGCCATTAGTGAAAGAAACAGTAAATAAAAATACTTACCAAACACTAAAAGAAATAAAAATAAGTTCACAACCTCTCCAAAAATCGGTTGTCCCGATGTGGAAACCGGACACCGGACAATCTGAATATTCTATAATGGTTGCAACACCAGTACACAGTGAGTGCTCTATTCATTACACACAAGCTTTACTAGAGCTACAACAACTTTGTATTAAAAATAAAATAAAAATTACTTTTTCTTTAGTTAAATCATCTTTAGTTACACAAGGAAGAAACTTATGTGTAGCAGGTTTCTTAGAATCTGATTTTACTCATTTATTATTTATTGATTCAGATATTTATTTTAAGGCAGATTCTATAATGGAAATGCTTAAAAAAGATAAAGAAGTTTTATCAATACCCTATCCTCTTAAAACAATGATGTGGGATAAACTATATAAAAAGATACAAGAAGGAAAAATTGAACAGTCTTCGGACTTAAAAAAATGGTTGAATACTTA